CCGCGCGAGTAGCGAAAGCGAAAGAGCTGATAGACGAAGCAAGCCCCGACGAGCATTTTATTTTATGGCACGACCTCGAAGCGGAACGTCATGCGATTAAAAAGGCTATTCCCGAAGCTGTCGACATTTACGGCAGTATGGACTATGACGAACGCGAACGCCGCGTTATTGACTTCCAAGAGGGCAAAACAAGGATATTCGCCACAAAGAAGAGCCTTTCCGGCTGCGGGTGCAATTTTCAGAAATATTGCCACCGTGCGATATTCGTCGGTATTGACTACGAGTTCAACGACTTTATTCAGGCAATTCACAGAATACACCGCTTCTTGCAGACCGAAAAGGTGATCATCGACATAATCTATACCCAAGCGGAAGAAGAAATCTGGGAAGCGCTCCGCGAAAAGTGGAAAAGGCACGACGAATTAGCGCAGAAGATGTCCGAAATCATCAAAAAATACGGCTTGTCATCTCCGCATATCGCCGAGCAGCTGAAAAGAAGTAAAGGAGTCAAAAGAGTGGAAATCAAAAGAGAAAGGTTCACAGCCGTGAATAACGACTGCGTTGACGAGACACGAAAAATGCCCTCTGATAGCGTCGGATTGATTCACACGTCAATCCCATTCTCCAATCATTACGAATATACCCCGTCATATAACGACTTCGGTCACAACGCGACAACAGCCCAGTTTTTCAAACAAATGGACTATTTGACCCCTGAACTGCTTCGCGTGTTACAGCCCGGCAGAGTTTGCGCAGTTCATGTCAAAGACCGCGTTCTCTTCGGCAATGTGACGGGCACGGGATTCCCGACAGTTGAACCGTTTCACGCGATGTGCATAAGCCACTACATTAAGCACGGCTTTCAGTATTTCGGCATGATAACGGTCTGTACAGATGTTGTCAGGGAAAACAATCAGACCTACCGTCTCGGCTGGACGGAGCAGTGCAAAGACGGCACGAAAATGGGCGTTGGCTGTCCTGAATATATCTTGCTTTTCCGAAAACTTCCGAGCGATACAACGGACGGATATGCAGATGTCCCCGTCACCAAAAGCAAAGACGACTATACCCGCGCCCAGTGGCAGATTGACGCGAACGGTTATCAGCGGTCAAGCGGGAACCGACTTGTCACCCGCGAGGAACTCAAAGACGCGCCCGTTCGAGTGCTCGAGAGAATGTATCGTCAATATTCCCGCGAAACGGTCTACGACTACGCCGAC